GGCAAAAACAACTGGGGTCGTGAGGAAGGCAAAAGCAACAGTCCAGAAGAGCTACAACAGTTTATTATGAGTCGCGGCAAAGGTGAAGAGTGGCGTCCTAAGTTTGCCGGCGATATGGCAGCTCTGTGGCCCATATTTGAAAAGGCAACACCTGCAGACTTCCGTGGCTATGTCTACGGTGACATCTTGTTTCACCCTGGCAAGCCCTACGAAGGCGCAGATGGCAAAATTAGTTTTACTCCCAATCAAACCACCTACGGTGTTAAGGTCAAAAGCCCCTACTATCAGAAATTGATCAAGGCCAAAGTGGCTGTAGCGGCACACAAGGTGTTTGGTTACTTTGGAGACAAAAGTGGAGAGGACTTTGACAATCCTGAGCAATTCTCAACCAACCCGGAATTAGCAGTATTTGGCTTGACCAGTGTTAGCTATAGACCAGCTGTGGGAGCAGATAATCTTGCAAAAATAGAAGCTTTGGCCAAATATCAATCAGCAATTGAAAAAATGTTGGCACCAGTTCCCGGAATGGGCTATTTACAAACAGAAATTTACACCTTTGTTAATAATCAGTCAAAAGCTAAACAATTAGACAACATCAACACAGAAGCCTTTATGGATTTTGTGCAAAAGACTCCTGCAAAAGCAGCCAAGATACAGGCACACAGCGATCTTCACCCAGGAGTAATGGACAAGATGTTTGAGCTGGTGCTTGAAATTATGGCGGCTAAAGACGAAGTGATTCGTGAGCTAGATGCAGCAGGTGGCGACATAGAACAAAACACCAAAGGCAAACCCGGCGGTGAAGGCTATGTTACAGGCGGTTCAAAACTGGTACCACGTGATCGTTGGACCCCATTTAGAGCCGATTAATAGCTCAAAACCCTGGTTTTTTCCTTACCAACATAAATACTTACATAAGAATCAAGGTGGTTCTTACTATTGCCGGCCTCTGAGCGAGGTCATTGATTAAGGAGAAAATATCATGGCAGACATTACAACAGTAGCACAAATTTATGACAACGCTGGTGCAGAAATCACAGCAGCTCGCGTTGGTGCAAACGCATTCAAATTCGTTGATCCATTTTCAAACTTTGCTACACGCAAAATCCGTTTTGTTAAGTTGGTTAACGGTGGTGACTTGACAAGTGGTGATTTCACAACTAACAAAGCAAACACTAACAGTAACCTATCAAGAGCAGTTCGTTGCGCTCTAAATTACGGCGAAGTTGCTGTAATTGGTACACCTTCAGCAACTGGTTTGATCGTTGGTTACTATGACGACACACTCAATGATGGTTCAACAGCAAGCCCATCAGTATCTGATGCATCTTATGGTAAGTTAGAAGCTGAGCTTGTAGCAGCACTTGGTGGTACACACACTGTAACCACAGTAGTTCCAACAGGTATCACATTTGCTTAATTTAAATTAAGTTTATTCTCAGGGATGGGAAGCACTAAAGCACCTTCGGGTGCTTTTTTGTTGGCTGTGATTTCTACAAGTTAAATACATACATAATGGCACGATACAAAATTATTACATTGATTGATATTACACGCAGTCATCCTACACGAGAAGAAACTGATAGAATCCTATTGGGACAGCAGGCTAATTTTAACAGCCTGCTTCAGGCCATAGGTTTAAGATCTAACGTAGAATGGTTGAAAGATCCAACCAAACACACTGGCGCACTGCCAGACAGTCTAGGTGGAAAAGCCACTCATTGGATTTGGGAATTTGAATGTGAAAGAGACGAAGTGTTTTTACACAATAATGATCATGTATTTCTGTTGGTACAAGATCTCAATCGTGTTCCAGTGGTAACCAATTTAACCAACAGTGCAGACATTGAGCCTGCGGCCTTTCAAACTCAAGGTGCAAACATAAATACTTGGGTAACAATGATTTAGACAAAGAATGTTTTTAAGCATTCGTGATAAATACATTATCAAAGGCACAGTAGTAACCATTAGGCATTCAATTATAGACTAGGCACATGGCTCGGAGCGAGCACTTGACTTATAACATTGGAGATAGCCATAAATGGCCACAAAAGAAGCGGTAGCACAATTGGCTGCATTACCTGAGCGGGTAGCTGTAGTTGAAATCAAAGTTATCAACATTGAAGAAAAAATTGACGATCTCAAATTAGATGTCAAAGATATGCACGACTGTCTAGATAATACTCGTGATTTGCTAGATAAAAAACTGTGTGAAATGGCAGACGCATCAAACAATCAACACGCAGAACTTGCTGCCAAGATCGGTGATTTAGAAAAACTTAAAAATAAGTGGACAACCTATGCCATGGTTGGCCTAGCATTTGCCGCAGGCACTGGATGGTTAAATTCAGTACATCTTCCACACTTACTCAAGTTCTTTGGTCTGTAAAACGAGAACACTTAAATAAAGGACCATAGGTCCTTTTTTTATGACAGATATTCAGCGACGGCTTGATCGAGTCGTTAGCAAAGAACTTGCACGTAACATAATTCCTTTAAAAACAGATAAGGGAATCCTTGTAGGCTCAATATTGATAGTTAGTGAAGGACCAGTTAAACATCTTTATAAGAATGAAATGTGTTTATACAGCAACATAAGTCTTAATGCTGTAGCAATCAAAATGGCCAACACTCTTGCCAAGAATCAAAGCTCTCTACAAATAGATAAACTATATAGAGCTGACCAGGAGTATGGAAAATGGTTTGTAGACAGTCAAACGCTGTTGGCCAAGTACCATTCTGCAATTAAAAACAAAGACTACGAACGAGCCGATACGTTATGGGCCAAATACTACGAAAGCAGGGAACGAACTAATACAGCCAAATCTACCGCTGTAAGTTTAACTTACTTCGTATAAATACACTATCACTCTGGACCTTTACAAATATGAGAACAACAGACCTTTTTACATTTAATAGATCAGCAAAAAGACTCAACGAATCGTTGGCTAAAACTTTTGGGCGTAAACTAAACCTAGAAACATTCACGATCGAACAGCTGGAAGATGCACGTAACAAACTACGTACACAGATCTATACAGCTCGCAGCAGTTCTAGCTTCAACGAAACTGTGGAAAACGATGCACTGTCAAAGGCACAGTTCATGCACGATGCCATTGTTGCAGAACTTGCAGAACGTGACGAGCCCATTGTTGACAACACGGTACAGGAAGGTGCAGATTTTGACGAACAAGAAGTAGTTGAACTTCTCAAGAAGTTTGACGAGGATATGAACGAGATTTACGGCTACGGCGATCCTGACTATGAGAAAATTATGGCAGCTTTACGCAACGGTGATGTTGAATCTGCGGTTGATGAAGTATGGAATTCTTATAGTGATCAAGATGGTGGCGAACTTCGTAATATGGATTCATACATTGAAGACCTAGAAGCCAATCTTAATCATATTGTACAAGGATCAGACGATGAAGGCGGTGAAACTGATGACAGTTATGCACTGGCTTCAGCAGGCTTTGGTTCAGATGAAGATTATGAAAGCGTTGAAATGGAACGTGTGAGAGATCCAGAAGATTGGGACGAAGGCAACACTGAGCCGCCAAACAACTTTGCTGTTTCTATCAACGGCAAGAAATGGAAGGTATTCAAAGGTCGCGGCCGGTATGCAGACGACGATCGTGAGCGAGCTCACTATCAACAGCTGAAAGATTGGGCTGCTAAGAAATCAGCAGACACTGGTAAGAAATGGGAAGTATCTATCACAGGTGAGAACCCAACAGAAAGTATTGAACAAAATAATGAAAGCATAAACACAGGAGAAGATATGCGTAATCTAAGAGAAGGTGAGATCCAGCAAGCTTCTGCGATCGTCACAGCAAAGACAATGGTAGACAGAGTAGGTCGTTGGATCGAAGAACTTTCCGGCATGGAGAATGATACTCTATTGCAGTTAGGCGACAGCATCCGTGATGAAATGAGTCAAGAGCAGGCCAAAGCATTCATTGAAGCAGTGGCACCAGCTATTCAACAGGCCCTAGAAACTTTAAAAACTACAAGAGACACACTGTCCAGTGGTGTACGCAGTTTAGCCAGTGGCGAGCAGCCTATGGATATGCTAGGTGCAGAACCAGGTGCAGAGCTGGGTGCAGAGATGGGACCAGCTGAGCCTGATATGATGAACCCAGCAGAACCAGCTGACGAATTTGCTGCGGCTGAACCTGCAGTTGGCGGCAGTGAAGCTGCTGGTCGTGAACAACGAGAAAGCATTCAACGCAGTAGCAATCTGTTAAGAGTGCTAGCAGGTTAATGAGACTTAGTGATCTAAAAGAGCACGACCAACAACTGGACGAGTTGCTGCCAGCAATTGGTGCCATTGGCGGAGCACTGGCCAAAGGTGCTCAAGCGGTTGGCGGCGCAGTTAAAACTGGAGTACAGGCAGTTGGCAGCACGTTGGCCAAAGGTGCTCAGGCGGTTGGGCAGGCTGCACAGGCCGGACTAGCAGGTGGAGCAATGGATCCTGCACAGGCCGCTGCTGCTGCTAAAGATCGACAAGACCAGAAAAAACAAGTACAAGATCAGATCAAACAGACACAGGCTCAATTGGCAGATTTACAAAAACAACTGGCAGAACTAGGATGAGATTTTTTGAATTTTCAGGCGACGAAGAAGGCGACAGATTGATTGTGGTCTTGCGTAATTACATAGGCAGAGCCGCTTCTAAAAAAACTCCAGCAAAACTAAACTGGAACGGGCTGAATAATATTTTAACCAGTAGCGGATTTGAAGTATCGGCAGATTACGAAACATTTAAAGCTATGTACGACGGCAGTCCAGCATTGCAAAAAATGGTTAAAAATTTCAATGACGACGGTATCGAACTAAATGTACCAGGTGCGCCAGATGAAGAGCCAAAAGGCGACGGTACCCAGACTCCTGCAGACAGCCAGGCAGCAGTGGACCAAACAGCAGCGTCAGCAGCGGCTGGCCAACTAGCAGCATCACAAGCAACTCCTCAGGCTTGACAAGCTGACTCTTTTCCTGTAATATATACAGTATGAATATATTACCTCCTCCGTTCATTGAACGCATCCAATACAAAAACTGTAAACAGATCAACGATCCTGTTACACGCAAGCGAGTATATCTAACACCCGACGGTGAAAGCCTTCCTAGTGTGACAACCATACTGTCAGCTACCAAGGATATGACACATTTGAACGAATGGCGGGATAGAATTGGACACGCCAAAGCTCAACAAATCACTACAGAAGCTGCTGGAGTAGGCACAGCCATGCATGCCAACCTAGAACGTTTTTTAATTGGTGAACAACGCCAACCTGGTAATAATCCAGTACACGTTCAGGCAAACAAAATGGCCGATGTTATCATTGAAAACGGATTGAATAAATTAGACGAAGTATGGGCTATGGAACAAAGCCTGTACTATCCTGGATTGTATAGTGGAACTACTGATCTAGTTGGAGTCTATCAAGGACAGCCTGCAATCTGCGATCACAAACAGACCAACAAGCCCAAGAAAGCAGAATGGGTGGAAGATTACTACCTACAACTGATGGCCTATATATTAGCACATAATGAAGTCTACGGCACTGATATGAAACGTGGTGTGATCTTTATGTGCAGTAGAGATCTACAATATCAACAGTTTGATCTAACTCCTGATAATTTCAACAAATATCAGGATATGTGGCTAAACAAGGTTGAAGAATACTATACAACAGGCCGGTAACTGCTTACCCAATAAGATAAATACCCTATAACGGGAATTTATCTATGGCTGTCATTCAAATCTCAAAAATCCAACATCGAAGAGGATTAAAAAATAACAATGTGGGCATTCCACAGCTTAGTGCAGCAGAACTTGCCTGGGCAGTAGATACGCAAGAACTGTATATTGGTAATGGCAGTGTTAGCGAAGGAGCTCCTTACGTAGGGAATACTAAAATTCTCACAGAACACGATAATATAATAGAGTTGGCTTCTAGTTATCGTTTTGCATCAACTGATCCCACAATCACACTCAGTGTGCCGAGATCCTTGTCAAGCAAACTCGATGAACAAGTCAGCATATTAGACTTTGGCGCAGTACCAGATGGTAGTACTGATTGCTCTGATGCCTTTGAAACTGCATTTAGCCAATTGTTTAGAAATGCTGACAACAAATATAAAAAGACCTTGATACTGCCCAACGGCACCTATCTCTTTAACAGGTCTATCAAAATACCATCAAACACTAGAATGCAAGGCGAGACTCAGTCGGGAGTGATTTTAGATTTTTATGCCAACGATATATCTTTGATTACCGAGTTAGGTACAGAAGTCACTGGACCGTTTACGGATGTCGACAGACCAACAGACGTATACATTTCTAATCTAACAATCGCGGCTACTGTAGGACAATTTGTTATCACAGGATTAAAAGACAGTGTGTTTGATCAAGTTACTTTTGTTGCAGGCTATCAACTTGGTGATCCTGTAGCTGTTGTAGCAGATGTTGAACCTGCGGTCTACTGGGAAAACACTTTAGAAAACACCAAGGTAAACAATATTGTTTTTGAAAAATGTAAATTCATCAATCATAGATTAGGTTTACATTGTAGACAGACTGCCCCAAGTGAAGTTTTACAAACACAGATCAAAATACGTCAATGTGAATTTTTAGAAAATCACACTAGTATTTTAATAACCGGAGTGCAAAATCAAATTAACAAATGGACCATATCACAGTCCAAATTTGAAGAAATATCGGCCAGTGTTCTGTATTCTAATCAAGGTACTGGCACAGTTGTTCGTGACTGTGAATTTGTCAATTGCGGCACAAGCACCAATAATGCTACAGCACCAACTAGCTCTTTTATCACTTTTGTTCAGGCAAAAAACAATGTGGTAATTGACTGCGTGTCTGATCGCCAACAGGCCACTGGCCTAACATTGGTATCCACTACTGCTGCATTCTCCGAAGTTGAAAATGCCAATTTCTGCAACTTCCTCAATGGAGTAACTTTTCCTATTGGCAAATCTGATAGCTTTTCTGACTTGGCTGTTTTTTCTTCTGCAAATAAATTTACTGAGATATCTTACCTATTAAATTTGAACGGCCATAGTAGACGCGGCCTATTAAGTTTTACCATAGACACTGATCAAAGTACTGTGGCCCTAACAGACAGTTTTCAATACTCATCGGGAGGAGCAATTATGACTGATTTTGAATTTAATGCTACACTAAAAAACAATAGAGGTGATTCAACACAAGAAACAGTAATGATTTCTTACAAAAACCTCACGGTCAATGATGCTGCCGGTGACATCAGTTTCTTTGTAGGCTACGGTGTTTGATGCATATGGTATAGATAGACTGGCCAAATGGAAAGAATTTAGACAACAGCTAGAACACAGCCCAACACCTTTAGAAGATGTGGCTGGGTTTTGGAGTCGTGCTCCGTTTGTCAGTGACTATCTCAATCCCAAAACTCCTCAGACTTGGCCAGATCCTTGGCACCTTATTCTTGATCAAAAATTAGACAGTCTTGCAATAGTTCTAGGAATGCTGTATACTATTAAATTAACACAGCGGTTTATGGATGCAGTTTGCGAGATACATATGTCTATGTCCCAAAAAGAAAAAGATCACGATTATTATCTTGTAATCGATAATACGTATGTACTAAATTTTTATTATGGCGCAGTGGCCTCAATTGAAGACTTTAAAAATGTTCAAACCAACATATTGTTTTCTGTAAAAACTCTGCAATAAATATCATACAGGAAAATCATAGAATGACCATTACAGTAATAAAAAGAAACGGAAACAAAGAGTCACTAACCATAGAAAAATGGCAGGCACAGGTCGCTAAGATTTGTTCAGGAATCGCCGATGTTAGTCAATCAATGATTGAGATCAAGGCACAGCCTCATTTTTATGACGGCATTACCACTAGAGAAGTAGACGGTATTACTCTACGAGCGATTGTGGATCTGATTGACGTTGAATCAAACCCTGATGTGGGCAATATCAATTATCAATATGTAGCAGGCAAACAGCGTTTGAGCATGCTTAGGAAGGATGTGTATGGTAGTTATGATCCTCCCCACCTTTACGAAATCGTTAAAAAGAATGTAGCAACTGGTCTATATACACCCGATCTATTAACGTGGTACTCGGAAGATGATTGGAACAAGATGCAAGATATGATCGATCATACCAAGGACGAAGGTTATTCCTATGCTGCCATTGAACAACTGATCGAAAAATATCTGGTCAAGAACAGAGCGACTAAACAAACTTACGAAACTCCTCAGATTAGATACATGGTGGCCGCGGCCACTGTGTTCCACAAAGAAGAGCCCAATGCGGCTCGTATGCGTTACATTAAGGAATATTACAATGCGGCTTCAGACGGTCTATTTACTCTCGCTACTCCTGTTCTTGCTGGGCTTGGCACACCCACTAAGCAGTTCTCTAGTTGTGTGCTCATTCGCAGTGATGATGATCTTGACTCCATTTTTGCTAGTGGCGAAATGATGGCCAAGTATGCTAGCAAACGTGCTGGCATTGGTTTGGAGATAGGACGTCTACGTCCATTAGGTAGTCCCATCAGAGGTGGTGAGATTATGCACACAGGTATGATACCTTTCCTGAAAAAATGGTTCGGCGATTTGCGATCATGTTCGCAGGGAGGTATTCGTAATGCAAGTGCTACTGTATTCTATCCTATTTGGCATCTTCAGTTTGATGATCTTATTGTTCTTAAAAACAACCAAGGAACAGAAGAAACCCGAGTCCGTCATATGGATTATGGGGTTGTGCTTAGTGCTTTCTTCTGGAGACGATTCAAAAACAAAGAACAAATAACATTCTTTGATCCCAATGAAGTACCAGACTTATACGAAGCTTTCTATAAAAACACAGAACTGTTCGAAGAGCTTTACGTAAAATATGAAAAGCAACAGGGTTTAAGAAAAAAAACCATGAGTGCTGAAGAAGTGTTCAAGAGTGGTATACTAAAAGAACGCACAGACACGGGTCGAATATATCTCGTGTTCATTGATAATGTAATGAACCAAGGACCTTTTGATCCTGAGTATCATACGATTTATCAAAGTAACTTGTGCTGTGAGATCCTATTACCCACACGTTCATTTAAAAGATTAGATGACGCTGATGGCCGCATAGCGTTATGTACACTGGGATCTATCAACTGGGGATCGTTCCGTAATCCAGAGGATATGCGTAGAGCCTGTAGGATTCTACAGCGTAGCCTGTGTAACATTCTTGACTATCAAGACTTCTTGTCGATACAGAGCAAGCTGAGTAACGACGAGATACAGCCACTAGGCATTGGTGTTACTAACTTGGCCTACTGGCATGCCAAACGCAGTCTCAAGTACGGCGACAAGGATGCCTTACAGGAAGTTAAGAGTTGGATGGAACACCAGGCCTACTACTTGACAGAAGCCACAGTGGAGTTGGCCAAAGAACGCGGTGCTTGTGCGCATTCAGACAAAACACGCTACGGTCAAGGCACCTTCCCATGGGAGCTCCGAGCCAAGGGTGTAAATGAACTAGCAGATTTTGCTCCAGAACTAGATTGGGAAACACTGCGAGCTAATATGAAACAGTATGGCGTTCGCAATGCCACACTAATGGCCATTGCTCCAGTAGAAAGCTCAAGTGTTGTAATTAATTCAACCAATGGCATTGAAATGCCTATGAGCCTGATTAGCACTAAGGAAAGCAAGGCAGGTAGTTTCACGCAGGTAGTGCCAGAGTACAACAGATTGAAGAACAAGTATCAGTTGATGTGGGAACAAAAAGACTGTGACGGCTACTTAAAAACTGCGGCTGTACTAGCAGTTTATGTTGATCAAAGCATCTCAACTAACACGTTCTACAACCCAGCACACTGGGCTGATCGCAGAGTGCCTACAACGCTAATTGCCAAGAATTTAATGCAGGCTCACTTGTGGGGATTGAAGACATTCTACTACAGTCTAATTAACAAAGCAGGCAGCAAAGCCACAGCAGAGCCAACACCAGAAGTACACTACAATGGGTTTCACAATGAACGTGAAGTCGAAACAAGTATTGAAGAAGATTGCGAAAGCTGTAAATTATAAACTATGTCAAAACAACAATACAACCTAACAACAAAAACGGACTATCTCAATCGCAAGATGTTCCTAGATCCAGCAGGTCCAGTTACTATTCAACGCTTTGAAGAAGTCAAGTACAAGAAGATTGCAGACTTTGAAGCTACTGCACGTGGTTTTTTTTGGCAACCAGAAGAGATCAGCCTTTCGAAAGATGCCAACGACTTTAAAGACGCCAGTGATGCTGTCAAGCATATCTTCACCAGTAACCTGCTACGTCAAACAGCCCTAGACAGTTTGCAAGGCCGTGGACCAAGTCAGATTTTTACACCAGTGATTAGTCTGCCAGAACTAGAAGCATTAGTTTATAACTGGACTTTTTATGAAACAAATATTCATAGTAAAAGCTACAGTCATATCATTCGAAATATATATAACGTACCTAAAGAAGTTTTTAATACCATACACGACACTGCTGAGATTGTAGGCATGGCTAGTAGTGTAGGCAAGTATTACGATCTATTACATCAAGTAAACTGTCAGAAAGAAATCAATCCTGATTCAGTTCAAGAAAAAGATCATATAAGAGCAATTTGGTTAGCCCTTAATGCCAGCTACGCACTAGAAGCCTTCCGCTTTATGGTGTCATTTGCTACTAGTCTTGCAATGGTTGAGAACAAGATCTTTATTGGCAATGGCAACATCATCAGCTTGATCCTACAAGACGAATTGTTACACAAGGGTTGGACTGCTTTCTTGATCAATCAAGTGGTTAAAGAGGATCCAAGATTTGTCGAAGCTCGAGACACCTGCCAGGCAGAAGTCTATCAAATGTATATGGATGTTATTCGTGAAGAAAAAGAGTGGGCTACCTATTTGTTTAAACTAGGACCAGTTATCGGACTCAATGCAAACATTCTGCGTGACTTCGTGGACTACACCGCACTAGATGCACTAAAGCAAATTGGCATCAAGTATCAAGCAAGTGCTCCTAAGTCAACGCCAATTCCTTGGTTCAACAAGCATACTGATACCAGCAAGAAACAAACTGCCTTACAAGAAAACGAATCAACC